TAGGTCGATGTCGGTATCAATCTTCTCGTTACTCATGCGCGGCTATACCCCCGTGGATCTTCAACAACTGCCTCAACCGTATCATCGTTGATCAGTCGGTACTCTTTCCCATGAACCTTGAAGCGCGTCCCTGAGTAGGAACGGAAGATGACGAAGTCACCCTCCTTGCACCAAGCACCATTTGGGAAACGGCTTGCATCTGAGTAAGCCTCAGGACCAACCTTCAAGACAACGCCAACCAAGGATGCTGTCTCTTCTGCGTTGCGGATCTTGTCTGGGATAATGACGCCGCCTTCAGTCTTCACGCTAATCTCAGGGATTGCGATCAGGATTCGGTAGCCGCGAGGTTCCGGCAATTTTGCCATTGTAACCTCGTCTTCTTTGCCTGTCTCGTTAGTGTACATCTTTCCTCCAGCAGTGGTTAAGGCCCACCGACACCTGCTGCTCAAGCAAGACTTAGCTCTCAAGGAACCTTTGTTCGATATCCTTGATGTCGCCTTCTGTCTTCAGGAGCGATGTGTATTCACCCACCATCCGACAGTATTCGTCGTAGTTCTTGGCTCCACCATTCGCAAGGAAAAGTTCTATAGAGCTTTTCCGTTGGTTCAATAGAATAGTGATAGCCTCAAAGATCTGACCTTCCATCACTTACCCTTTTTCTGAGCTTGCGTTTCCATCTGAGCCAGTGACTTTGCGATGTCGATGCCCATGCGGACACCCTCCCTCTTGTCATTGCGGTCTGCATCCTCAGTGTTCTCAGCGATGCGGACACCAATCCTTGCACCCTCACGGGTATCTTCGGACTGAATGCGCTCACGCTGCACAGCAATGTTCTCAGACTTGTTCTGTGCGTCAATCTGCAAGCGCTGCTGCTCAATCTGAAGGTCGCCTTTGATCTTCATCTCTTTGAGTTCAAGCTCTTTCATCTGCATCTGAAGAACAGGGTCTTGAGCCTGTTGCTGTGCTTGCTGTAGTGCAGCTTCTGCTTGGTTCTTGGCAAGAAGTTTTTGCGCTGCCATCTGAGTTAGCTTGGAAAGCTCCAACTCAACATCCTCAGGCATTGGCTCATTCTCACCCGGAAGAGGTACGCCAAGCTGCATCTCAATCTCTTTGCGGTACTGCCATGCAACGTGATCGTTGATGTGCGCCGTGGCTGCTGCCTGAATGGCTTCAGCAAATGGAGACTGACCAAGGATCTGTTGGATCTTCGGGTCTTGCATGGCTGCTTGGTGTACAGCGATGTGTGCCTCATGGTCCTGATATGCAAACGCCTTCACAGGCTCCTGCTTCAGGATAGCCATGTTCTCACTGACGGGGTCTTTTGCCTTGATGTCATCAGGAAGCTTGATGATGTCGGCAGCATCCTGAATACCCAGAACCTCAAGCATCTGACGGTGAAGCTTGCCCATGTCATACAGTTGCGGTGCTTGTGTCGATAGCTGGAGTGCAGCCTGATACTGCATGATTCTCTGTGCCATCGTAGATGCGTTGGGATCAGAGACGGGGATAACGTCAACGCGACCATCAAAGTCTTCAATGCGGTTGAAGTCACCACCCATGTCGTATGCATAGGTCTCGTCCATGTGATCATGGATGATCTCAGCAATCAGACGAAGCTCATCCTTCATCGCTGCATGGAGTCGTGCCTGAACACCAGACATGACCTTCATGTTTCGCTCAAGCAGTGCAAGCGTAGTACCCACAGGTGCTTGAGAGTTCATGTCGCTGATCTGAACATCAGCCACTGATCCAATACGGCGACCCTCTTCCACCACATTCCCAAGAAGCTGGTACAGAACCGCAGAGGGTTCTTTGTACGGCAGGAAGGTAATTGCATCGCGGATAGCACCACCCGGAACATCCACATCACGGAACTCACCGGGCCGCAGGGGTGTGTTGTCGCCCTTGATGCGGAGGCCACGGGACTTCAAACCAGCGGGCAGGTTGGCAAGAGTACCAGCGTCAATCAACTGACGCATGATGGATGTCGCGGACTTGGCAAGGCCACCAATCAGGTGGATCAGGCCAGTGCCGTAGAAGCCAAGACCCGGCAGGTACGGGTAGTGGATGATGTGCATCCGCTTGCGCTTCTTCTCGTCGTCTTCACGCCAGTTACGGCGGATAGACAGGATCGTCATAGACCCCTTTTCGATGGTGATGATGTGCGGACGGGCAATGCCATCAGGGTCATCAAAGCCCTCAGGCATATTCAGGTCAACGTACATCTCAAGGATGGTGTAGCGACCATCATCAAACATCGTGTCATCAGAGCCATCAAGGTCGTCGTACTTCTCTTGGATGTCTGACTTGTCCGCTGTGGGCAGACCGATATCCACATCGCGGTAGAAGCCAACTGCCTGAAGCTCTGTGATCTCGTTCTTGGTCTTACGCATCACATGGGTGAAACGTGGGCAGGTCTCTAGGCTGGATGCACCATAGGAAGCCACCAAGTCTTCCGCAGGAACAAAACTTGCAACTGGGACTTCACGGATGGGGTCGAAGTAGACCTTCTTGAAGGCGGAGCCAGCCAAGGGAAGACGGAACAACAACTGCTCCAGTTCACTGCGGTAGTCGGGCATCTTCTCCGTCAGGAGATAGTTAAGCTCTGTCTCAACGCGCTGTGCCTGATTCAGCTTGTCTGCCGTTGCCTTGCCCATGATCTTGCTGCGGGCTGGGCCTGATGCTGGGAACAGTTCACCCATAGCCTGTGCTTGGAAGCGGACAACGGATTCTGTCAGCATGGGGTGGAATACGCCGGATGCGCCCTGCCAAGGCTGGCTGCGCTCTTCGATCTTCAAGCCAAGGAGATCAAGGCCCTTGATGTAGGCCATAGACCATTCTTTGCGGGAGTTTCGGTCGTTGATGAAGTCATCAACAAGTTCAGATGCCATGCCCTCAAGGTCGGACTCATCAATCAACTCAGCAAGGTTTGCGTTGTGGTCGATGTCGTCTTGCTCTTCTGTGTCCTCATCAGCACCAAACTGGATGACAATACCGCCATCTTCGGTGGGCGTGGAGATTGTCTCCTCAGGGAGTTCAATCTCAACATCATCCACCTCATCAATCATGGGTGAATCAAACGGCATGAGAGGCTTCGTGATGGGCATACTGACTCTCCAGAAAAAGTTCTATCGAACTATAGCAGAAGTTTGTGTCTTTTAGGAAGTGGGATGCTGTGTTCACAGCAAATGGTTGTCTGCCTCAGTTATTTCGTGGCAACGCTCATATGCCCTGAGGTTTGAACGTGCCATCTCTTCCATGATGTGTAGGCTTCCCAATGATCTCTTTCCGACACCGCCAAGCATCTTCATAGCATTCTGGTACTTGAGCGTGAGCTTCTTGTGTTCCTGAAGGATTTCAGGCGGGAACACCTTTCGTGACTCAAGATCAGTAGTACTCCACGGATCTGTCTTCATCGACATCGTCGTCCCACTCATCACTGCTAACCCTTATCCATCCGCCCTGCCTGAAGCGTATAAGGGCCTGTGATGTGCTATCGACAAAGTCATCGTGGTCACCTGATGGGAATGCAGCGCATTCCTCAATGACTTCGTATGCCCATCGTGTTGGCGGATGCCAGATGCATCCAGAAGAAAAAAGATCTGCTATGGCATTCACACGGGCAATCTTGTCGTTGCCACGGCTGGGTGTGAACTCAGTCACGGGCAGACCCATCTGCCTAAGTTCAAAGATTAGAGGCGCACCTGAAGCCTTTTTTTCCACAACAAGCTGGTCTGGTTCGTACTCAAAGTACTTTTCCCGTGCCATCTTCTTCAATTCTGGGAACTCAAGCTTCTCTTTGTAAGCATCCAGCAGGATGACGTTGGGAACTGGGTGTCCGCTGTCGTCATTCCTGTAGAAAATGCCCCAAGTGGTACAGGCGCTGTAGTCAGAGCGCTGTGTTTTCAGGAATGCTGTGTCCCACGACTGAATTATGGCTTCACACTCTGGCGGATCGTCTTTTTCCCACTCACGCCACCACTCACGCTTGATGAGCGCCCCCTCTTCGGAGGTTGGGTTCTGCATATACTGGGCATTCCACTTGCCAAGGTTACCATTGCTGGTGATTTCTTCCTTGGTTGCCTCAAGTTCCTCTAAAGGCCAGAACTCAGGCCAAAGTGGGAGGCCAGATGGCATGATTGCAGGGAACTCAATGACTTCCCACTCATCAACACCATGTCTTTCGGTGGCTTTCTTGATGATTTGACCCGTCAGGTCGCGCTTTGCCCATCGTGTCATCACGATAATGATGGCTCCACCCGGTTGTAGGCGTTGCCGGGGTCCAGAAGTATACCATTCGTACACCTTATCGTAGATTTCAGGGTTGAAAGCAGCCATTGTGGCTTCTTGTTCTGAGTGCGGGTCATCAATCAC